GTAGTTGTAGTTCCTATCTTTCATCCCTTTTCTGTTCTTCAAGAGCCTAAAAATAGATATCTCTTTGAGACAGATATTCGGAATGCTTACGAGAAGTATATCCAACACAAGACCTGTGAGAATAAGTTTACCTACAATGTTGTAGATACTAAAGAAAAGCTTAGAGATCTCGCCAACAAATTAAGTAGTATTACTGAACCTGTTGCTTGTGATATTGAAACTACTGGTCTTGATTTTAGAAGAGATAAGATTATGACCATAGCCTTCTCTACTGATGAGGGTAATTGGGTTGTACCTTGTGAGCATAAAGATACCCCTTTTACAGAACCAGATCAGAAAGCTGCCTTGTGGTTTAGCATTAGAAAGATTTTAGAAAATGAGAAAAGTAGGAAAATCTTTCATAATGCTAAGTTTGATCTGAAGTTCCTAATTAACTATGGAATTTATCCTAGTAACATTTGGGATACAAAAATCCTTCATCATATCCTAAATGAGAATACACCTAAAGGCTTGATGGATTTAGTTAAACTTTATTTTTCTGATGAGTTGGAGAATCTGTAATGCTTACCATCCTTAATCCTAAAACTTATAACTGGGCTGAGATGCCTTTGTCTGATTGCTACGAAGGGAATGCAGCGGATAGTTACTTTACTCTGAAGCTTTATCATTTAATTATGGAGAAGTTGGGAGGGTTAGGTAATACAAAACTTCTTGAGCAGATTATTTCTCCTGTTCTTCCTGTATTTGCTGAGATGGAATTTGAAGGTTTGGATGTAGATATGAAACAGTTATCGGTTGTGGGAAAGCAACTAAAAGATACAAACATAGATGTTACCGACAGCCTGTATGAATACAAGCAGGTATCTAATACTCAAAACCTATCCAGCAATACTGATCTTATTGATATCTTGTATACGGATGAAAAGGGTTTTGCACTATACCCCCCAGACATGACACCAAAAGGTAAGCCTTCCGTGTCTGCACCTACTTTAAAACTTTTGTTGGACCAAATTAATGCAGAGCTGATAAAGAGATGAGCAAGAAGTGGCAATATAGAGATGAAAGTAAGGACATTAGTAAGTCCGTACTTGAGAATAAATCTACTCAGGAGTTGGAGGATGCTAGAGACTTTATTAGTGGATTGCTAGGTCTTAGAAAATTAGAGAAATTAGTTAAGACTTATATAAATGGTACATCTGCTGCGGTTGAGTACAATGAGAAGGAGAAAGTTTTCGTTGATTATAGGATTGATGGAACTTCCACGGGAAGACTCAGTTGTGCTGCATATACCGCAGGGCAAAAGATGGGTGTTAGTTTTCACACTCTTCCTAGAGAGACGGAGAACAATATTAGAAGTATTTTCGTTGCTCCTCCCAATCATGCCTTTATAACTGTAGACTATTCTGCTATGGAGTTGCGTGTACTTGCCCATATTGCCAGGGAAGGCAGGATGCAGCAAGCATTCTGTTCGGGAAAGGATCTTCACACATATACTGCTAGGTTGCTTTTTGATAAGGAAGTTATCAGTAAGGAGGAGAGGCAGATTGCAAAAACTGTATCTTTCCTTATTGTTTATGGTGGAGGTGCCTATAATTTAGCAGAAACTATGTCGATCCCTCTCAAGAGGGCAGAGAAAATCATTAATAACTACAAGAATGTCTACCCAGGCGTTTTTGAGTTCATGGAGTTTGTAAATGAATTTATTAAAACTAATAAGTATGCCTATACTATTTTTGGTCGCAGGAGGAATCTTCCTAATGTTGATTCACGGCATCGTGCTGTGGTCAATCGGGCATATAGGCAAGGGCTTAACTTTACGATTCAAAGCTCTTCTAGTGATATTTTATTATGTTCTCTTCTTGGCATTTATAATGAGTTTAAAACTCTTGGTATGAAGTCCAAGATTGTTAGCACAGTTCATGATAGTATTGAACTTATTGCTCCATATGATGAGATAAAAGATGCGTGTGATATTATATATAATCAGATGGTAAACTATCCTTTAATGAAGGAAAAGTTTAATATCCATTTTGATATTCCGTTTGCAATAGAAACTATTGTAGGAAAAAGTTTTGGAGATGGAGTTGAGGTTAAATATGAAGATGGAAAAGCAATTAACATTTCGGATGTTAGAAAATATCTTGAAGTATAGTACATGAAGACTCTAGTTTTAGGAGATCTTCATATCCATAATACGGATACAGAGTTAGTGAGGGAACAGATAAAAACTGTTCTCAATATTGTTGACAAAGAAGATCCTGACGATATAGTATTGTTGGGCGATGTAATTGATAAAAGGAAACCTTCGCCCGAATGCTTACTCCGAGTACGCTATCTTTTCACCGAACTGGAGGATAGAGGTAAAACTACTTATGTGCTAAGAGGTAATCACGATTCCAGCACAAAAGCAGATGATGGCATTGCTGCTCTTAGCCTATTCAGTAGTGATCTAACAAAAATAATAGTACATACAACCAAGATTGGCAACAGGGTATATGCTCCGCATTATGAAGATGATAGAAAAATTGAAAAGCTTTTGCACTCTGCCTCTAAAGATGATCTTCTTTTTGGTCATTTCGGTTATCATGGGTGTATGGATTCTGCTGGGATCTGTGATTTTAATATTAATCCTAACATTTTTCGCTGTAGGGCTATCCTTGGGCATATTCATAGATTTAGTGAAAAGGGAAACATCACTATTCTTGGTACACCGTATACGACGAACTACACAGAATCAGGAAAAAAGAACTACTACGCAATCATTAAAGAGGACGAAGAAGAACTAGAGATAACTTACCATCCTATCACCCAGGGACCGAGGTATCTGGTCCTCTGCTATTCAGAGCTTGAGGACAATAAAAAACTTATTAATGACGACTCTTATTTCACTTTTCTGAGAGTCTTAGTAGATCAGCTTTCAGATGCTAACACGGCAAATCTAGCCTCTGAATTACTTGAAAAATATAATATAGAGAGGCTGGATATAAAGTTCAAGCCTTTGATTGATGACCCCAAATCCATCAGTTCCTATGAAACTCAGAGGGATCTTTTTAGTATAAATGAGGTTATCATTGAGGATTATGTAGATAATAACACAACTTCTTTGGACAAAGAATCCATTATGGAGGGGTATAGGATACTTAGGCATGAAAATTAACAAAATTTCTATACAAAATTTCTACTCGATAAAAAATATAGAACTAGAACTTGATACCTATAGTGGTTTAGTTCTGATTAAGGGTAAAAATCTTGATACTGGTGGATCTAATGGGTCTGGTAAAAGTGCCATTATTGAAGCAGTTTGTTGGGGGCTTACGGGCAAAACAATTCGGAAGTCCACAGAGGATGCCTTAATTAATTTTAAATCTAAAAGAAATTGTGTTGTAGAGATTACACTTAATGATGATTATGTAATTCGTAGATCTAAAAAGCCTACCAAGTTAGAGTTTTTTAAAGGAAAAGAGGCTCTGACCAAGGAAGGGGTTATTGAGACTCAAAAAACGATTGATGCTACCTTTAAAATAAGCTACAAGACATTAATGGTGTCCATGTTCTTTGGACAGCATAACAACTTTAGCTTTCTAGACGCTTCCCCAGACGATAAGCGGATAATCATTAGAAATTTTCTAAATCTAGATGAAGTCTTCTCAATGAGGGATAAGATTAGAAATTTTAAATCTAATTTTAATCAGCAGGCTAAGACTAGCGAAGCGTTAATTAAAGAACACTCTTCTGGCTTAAAGGAACTTGAAGATAAAATTAGATCAATTAATGAAGATAAAGAAGAGTATAACTATTCTGAAGATTTCTCTGGGCTAACTTTAGAGAGTATTATTGCCACAGAAAACAAGAACAGAAACATAGATGAGAGTATTAAAAGTATTTCTTCTGACCTTTTTTCTATAGGAAAGGAGAAAGATCCCCTTGTTTATAAAATAACGAAAGGATCAGGAGAGTATTCAGACAGATGCGGAAGTTGTGGAAATATAAAGGTGAAAGAAATCACCGAAAACGATATCGAGCATTGGGAAGGCGAGCTAACTAATTTAGAAAAGTACATAGCCCAGAAGGAAATAGAAATAGCTCTATTACGAGAACAGAAGAGTAGTCTGAAGATTTCATCAGATGATTGGTCTAAGTTCAATGAATATAAGAATTTATGTGAAAAAGAGGCTCTGTTTTTGGAAATGATAGATGATGTTCAGGATAAAATCTATATTGAGGAAGAAATAAAGAAAGACAGCATAAACCAGTACGAGGTGATGCGTTTCTGGGAAACTGCTTTCTCTGAAAAGGGTCTAATAAAATATGTTATTAGAAATGTACTACAATTCTTTAATGAAAAAAGTAATTATTATTTGTCCTATCTTACTGATAACAAGTACTTTATAGAATTTGATGAAGAATTAATCGAAAAAATTACAACAAATGGGGGTTTTATTCATTATATATCCTTATCGGGGGGAGAAAAAAGGAAGATCAATCTGGCAATTTTGCTTGCTATGAAAGATCTTCTTCACCTTACGGATAGCGAAGACTCTAATTTGTTGTTCTTCGATGAGGTTGCGGAAAATATTGATAAAGAGGGTATTGCTGGGCTGTACCAGCTGCTACAAGAAATTAAGAAAGATAAAACGATCTTCATAATAACTCATAATAAAGAATTGAAAACTCTGCTAGATTCTGTGCCTCGTATTTCTATTATGAAGCACAAAGGAACATCTACACTTAGTAGGAGATAAAAATGGCAATTACACAACTGACTGGTCTTGGACAAGAAATTTTTGAGAAACGCTACGCATACCCAGGGGAAACTAAGTGGTCAGAGAGAGCGAAGGTTGTTGCTAGAACAGCAGCCACAGCAGAGAAAGATGCAGATAAGGAAAAGGTTGAGAAATCTTTTTATGACGCTATCTCTTCTGGGGACTTCATCCCTGGAGGTAGGATCATTTTTGGAGCAGGAAGAAATGCTGGCAGGCACAACCTCCTTAACTGCTATGTTATTATCCCAGACGATAGTGTAGACTCAATTGGTAAGACCATTAGGGATATGTATAAAATCTCCTGTGCTGGTGGAGGTATTGGATTTAATTTTAGTAAGATCCGACCAAAGGGAGATGATATTGGTAGTGTTGCTAATTCTGCCCCAGGTTCGATCTCTGTTATGAAGATGATTAATGAGATTGGGGACCATGTAAGAGCAGGAAAGAATCGCAGAACAGCTCTTATGGGCATTCTTAATGTCACTCACCCAGACCTTCTAGATTTCCTTCATGTGAAGTTGGATAAGGGAGAGTTAAATAATTTTAATATCTCTGTTGCAATTACTGACCGTTTCTTGGAAGCGGTTGAGTTAGATGAGGACTGGTACTTTACTTTCAATAACAAAGAGTATCATCGGTATAACCTTGTAAGGAATGATAAAGATGTTGTGCAAGTAATTGCTCAGGATGAATCGGATGCCTTAGACAGAGCTAATAATTTCTACAAAGAAGGGTGGGAAGATACTTTCGTTGTGGTAGGACAGGAAGATATGAAAGCCCGAGAATTGTGGGATATCATCTGGAAGAATTCTGTAGAGTCTGGTGATCCTGGCATTTATAATATTGATCTGGCGAATAAATACACGAATGTTTCTTACTTTGAAAGTCTGGATTCTACTAATCCGTGTGGAGAAATTTCCCTTCCTTCTTATGGAAACTGTTGCTTGGGAAATGTGAATCTCTCTAACATGGTGTTAGAGAACGGATTAGATGTTGATTGGAAACGATTAGCAAAAACTGTACGCACAGGGATTAGATTTTTAGATAATGTTTTAACAGTAAACCATTTCCCTACAGATACTTGCCGATCCGTTGCACAAGAATCAAGAAGAGTTGGGCTAGGAGTTATGGGTTTGCATTATATGCTTATTAAGCTTGGGATTAAGTACGGTAGTGAAAAGTGTTTAGAGTTTCTTGAGAGGCTCTTTGCTACGATTCGTGATGAAGCCTACAAGCAGAGTATTTACTTAGCAAGAGATAAGTCTCCGTTCTCAAAGTTTGATAGGGATAAGTATCTGAAGGAAGAGTTTGCAAAGAGCCTTCCTGCAAGGATTAGAATGCTTATTAAGCGTTATGGTATTCGTAATGCTGTTATGCTAACCATCCCTCCTACTGGAACGATTAGTATGCTTATGGGAGTATCCTCTGGTCTTGAACCTATCTTTTCTGCTATGTATCTTAGAAGATACAGGGATGGAAATGTTTGGAAAGAGCAGTTGGTAGTTGATCCTTTGTTTAGAGAATACTACGAAAAAGGAGAGGATTTAAAAAACTTTGTTGGTGCCTACGATGTGTCCCCAGAAGATCACATTAAAGTTCAAGCAACTATTCAAAGGTATGTGGATTCCTGTATAAGTAAAACTATTAATCTTCCCCAAGAGGTTACTGCGGAAGAGTTTAGTAATGCTGCTCTAGAATACACTCCATATCTTAAAGGCTTAACTGTATATCGCGCAGGTTCAAAAGGTAATGAGCCTTTAACTGCTATCCCTCTCACTCAGGAAAATATTGATAAGCACATGAATGTTGGTTCTGAAACAGGGGTTGCAGATGGACAGGCTTGCTCTTTAGCAGAGGGAAGTTGTGGTGAGTGAAAAAGAAAAAGAGTGGCCCTCCTTACCTGAAGATGGAGACGATATAGAAGAATGATTTACGAGTTTGTTTGTGAGGATTGTGAGCTTATATGGCAGAAGGAAGCTCCTATGGCAGAAGCTCCTAAAAGATCTAAATGCCCTGAGTGTAAGAAGTTTAAACCTAAACTTATACATTCTCCTGTGTTTCATCTTAAGGGTGACGGATTTCATGCTACCAAGAATGCTTATAAAAATTCTAGGAAGAATACAGATGACATAAACGAATTTTATAATACTGCTACAAAAAATTCTAAAAAAAGAATGAAGACTGGTTGGCAAAATTATTCTAGAATGGATATTGATCATCAATACTTTGAAGATAGTGGACGATATAAGAAACTAACTGAGAAGCAAATTGAAGCTAGAAAACATTCAACAGAAGAGATAGGACCAAAGCTAAGAAATAAACACACGAAACCGCCCCAAAAATAACAACCTTCCCCTATAACAGTACAGACAACAGACCAAGGAACCAGCATGGCTTACGAATTTAACGATAACATTCAGAGAGGTATTTTATACCTTTTAAAAACTAAACGAGACTTCTACTTACAGATAATAAATTTAGTTAAGCCTGAATATTTTGAATTCCCATCACATTCAAAGATCTTTGAAGCAGTTAATGAATATTACTCTAAGTACCAGAAGCTGCCTAGTGATAGTTTTATTCTAGAAGATGTTAAGAATAAACTAGCACCAAAAGAAGAGTTATTTGATTACGAGGATGAGCTAAACTATATTAATAGTCTAGATACCTCTGCAATTGATAACCCAGATTATTACATGGATTTGGTGGAGAGGTTCGCCAAGAATGAGTCCATGAAGCAGGCAATTCAGCAAGGTATTACTCTTCTAAAGGATAATCGAGTTGAAGAGATTGAGGAGGTTGTTAGAAACGCTCTAACTGTACGCAGGACAGTTGATGTTGGACAGAATTATTTTGAGGATCTTTCAGAAAGATGGGATAGGGTTTTCAATATTGAGTTCAAGGAAAGATACAAGACTATCTTCCCTACTTTGGATAAATCTCTTGATGGGGGTTTAAGTAGGAAGGAATTGGCTATGGTCGTCGCGCCCCCTGGAGTTGGAAAGTCTATCTATTTAGTGAATCAGGGTGTTAAGTCCTTGACGGAAGGAAGACAGGTTCTTTACATTTCCTTGGAGATGAGTGAGGATAAAATCGCCCAAAGATTCGACTCAATCTCTACTCTAATACCTCAGAGA